ACATGACATTTGTAGAGAAGATAAGAAAAATCATTAAAATGAGACATGATGATATGGTATCAGCCATGGCATCTGGAGGTGTTGACAATATGGAAAAATACAACTATATGTTAGGACAGATACGGACGTATCAATATTTAAGTCAGGAAATATCCAGCCTGCTAAACAAAAAGGAGCAATATGAACAAGACGGAACAGTCATCGACATCAACTCAAAACCCAAAAATTGAGTTACCAAATAAAACTTTAGTAGGTGTTAAACCTACAGAAAAAAAATCAGAAACAAAAGGAAAAGTTCCTAAACCTACGGGTTGGAGAATTCTTGTTTTACCTTTTAAACAAAAAGATAAAACTAAAGGCGGAATAATTTTAGCAGATGAAACAGTAGAAAGATCGCAAGTAGCATCAACTTGTGGTTTAATTTTAGAAATGGGCCCACACTGCTATGATAAAGAACGATATCCAGAAGGTCCCTGGTGCAAGAAAGGTGATTGGGTAGTATTTGCAAGATATGCTGGATCACGAATTAAAATAGATGGGGGTGAGTTAAGACTTCTTAATGATGATGAAGTTCTAGCGACCGTGGAAAACCCTGAAGATATATTCCACGAATTTTAACAACCATAGGAGATACTATGCCAGAAACAGAAAATGATAAAACAGTTGAATTAGACGTAACCGGACCAGGTGCGAGTGTTGAACTGCCAGAAACAGAAAATGATAATGATAAAACTTATGAAAATGAGGTAAAGAAAAATGAAGCAAATGTTACATACGATAATGAGCCCGCTGACACACCTGAGAAACCTAATGAGCAGCCTGATGTTCGAGACGAAAAGAACGACGGCGGAGAAGTTGTACAGAAAACTTCTGAAGAAGGGAGTGATAAGCAAAAAAATAACATTAAAGACGTTGAAGAATACTCTGAAGGAGTTAAGAAAAGAATAGCTAAACTCACTAAGAAAATGCGTGAAGCGGAAAGACAAAAAGATGAAGCTTTACGTTTTGCAGAAAACGTTAAAAGAGAACGAGATCAATTTAAAACTGCAGCTACATCTTTAGATAAAAATTATGCCACAGAAATGGAAGGCAGAATTACATCTTCACTTTCAGCAGCTCAAGCAAAACTTGCAGCAGCTAGAACTAATGAAGACTCTAAAGCAGAAGTAGAAGCACTAACAGCCATTTCTCAATTAGGTTATGAGCAAGGTAAATTAGCAGAGATTAAATCTCAGCATGCTATGGAAGAGACAGCAGCTAATGCAAAACCTACTCTACAACCTACGCCACAACCACAAGCACCTAGGAGAGATCCTAAGGCAGAAGCTTGGGCTGAAGAGAATGAATGGTTTGGTAAAGATAATGCTATGACTTACACAGCATTTGATTTACATAGAAAACTTACCGAAGAGGAGGGAATGGACCCACAATCAGATGAATATTATTCTGAAGTGGATAAAAGAATAAGACTTGAATTCCCCCATAAATTTGATAAGGTAGAAGAAAAACAGGCTAGTAAACCTACACAAAACGTTGCCTCTGCAACGCGTAGTTCAAAGACTGGTCGCAAGACTGTGAGACTCACACCAACACAGGTGACAATAGCTAAAAAGCTAGGTGTGCCACTAGAAGAGTATGCGAAACAACTTATAATCACGAAGGAGGTATAGGCATATGACAAATAAAAAACCAACTCGTGCGAGCCAAAGTAAAAGCGATTCTACGAAAGTAGTATCACAAGCATCTACGGTTAAACCCAAAGCTGCTGTAAAACCTTGGACTCCACCATCGTACTTAGATACGCCCAACGCGCCAGACGGATTCAGACACAGATGGGTCAGGACGGAAATTATGGGATTTCAGGACACTAAGAACATACAAGGACGCTTAAGGTCTGGTTATGAATTAGTTAGAGCCGACGAATATCCCGATAGTGACTTTCCAGCAATTACCGACGGCAAATACGCAGGGGTTATCGGGCACGGAGGCCTTGTGCTGACAAGGGTACCGGAAGAGATCGCAAAACAGAGAGAAGCTTACTACGCTAAAGAAGCGGGTGATCAGATCAATGCAATAGATAACGATCTTATGAAGGAACAGCATAGGGGAATGCCTATCGATATCGATAGACAATCTCGTACAACCTTCGGTGGCAAGAAAAGTTAAAAATTTTAACGCTTCGACCCAACGGATAAATTAATCGAACTGGAGGCCTTTCACGAGGCAGGTTCACAAGGAGAAAATAACTATGGCAAACTCAAGCGCAACAGGTTTCGGATTGAAACCTATAAGAGCTTATGGTAATGGTTATGAAAGCATGGGTCTAGGCGAATACCCTGTAGCAGCTAGTTCAGATGCAATGTTCTTTCAAGATTTGATAGTACAAGCAGCAACTGGATTTGTTACAGTAGGTGTAGCAGGAACTGAGAATATTCTCGGTTCACTAAACGGTGTTTTTTTTACTGATGCCAATACAAGCAAACCAACATTTGCAAACCATTTATTAGCCGCTAATGGAGCGTCTGATATTACGGCACTTGTAAATGATAGTCCGTTACAACAATACGAAGTAAGAAGTAATAACGCAGGTGCTTCAGCTCAGGCTGACGTAGGTGCTACAGCAGATATAGCTTATACTGCTGGTTCTACAGCTAACTTTGTATCAGGATGTACATTGGATGATGCAACTATTAACGTTGCAGTTCAACAACTAAAAATAATAGGTGTTTCAAGAGACCCTGAAAATAATGACTTAACAGCGGCTAACGTTGTATGGAGAGTTATTGTTAATCAGTCGGCTTTTGACGACACTTCGGGAGTATAAATCATGGCAATATCACGAAACCAACTCGTAAAAGAGTTAGAACCGGGTTTGAATGCTTTATTCGGCCTGGAATACAAACAGTATGAAAATCAAGCAAGCGAGATTTTCACTACAGAGTCATCTGACAGAGCTTTTGAAGAAGAAGTAATGTTAAGTGGATTCGCTCAAGCACAAGTAAAACCAGAAGGTGGCGGAGTTGTATACGACAATGCTCAAGAAACTTTCACAGCAAGATACACTAACGAGACAATTGCTCTCGCTTTTGCTATCACTGAGGAAGCAATTGAGGATAACTTGTATGACAGACTAGCTTCTAGATATACAAAAGCTTTAGCAAGATCTATGGCTCAAACTAAACAAGTTAAAGGTGCGGTTCCATTTAATAGTGGATTCGGTGCATTCACTTCAGGTGACGGCGCAGCACTATTTAGCACTGCTCACCCAACAATTGCTGGAAACGTGTCTAACACACTAGCAACTGCGGCTGACCTTAACGAAACTTCATTGGAGCAATCATTAATTGATATCGCTGCAATGACTGACGAAAGAGGTCTAAAAATCGCTGCTAAGGGTATGAAGATGATCATCCCATCTGCACTACAATTCACAGCTGAAAGACTTATGGCTTCTGCTGGTAGAGTTGGAACTGCTGATAATGATATCAACGCAATCAAATCTATGGGGATGATTCCTCAAGGTTACTCTGTTAACAATTACTTAACAGACACTGATGCGTTTTTCATTATTACAGACGTGCCAAATGGTATGAAACATTTCGAAAGAACTCCCATGACTACTAAAATGGAAGGTGACTTCGATACTGGTAATGTAAGATACAAAGCTAGAGAAAGATACGTATTTGGCGTTTCTGACTATAGAGGTGTATTTGCTTCACCAGGAGCATAATACTTAAATTTTATATGGCGGGACATAGTTCCGCCATATTCTAATAAGAAAGTAATAATATGAAAAAAACTCTCATCAATATTTGGGCCTACAATCACCACGCAAAATTTGTTATAGAACATGCGGTTGATTCAGCTGAAAGTGTTGAAAATGCTATACTTGACAAACTCGGAGAAAAAGGTATAGTCTGGGAAAATCTCGGAGAAAGCTATGCTTCGGGATTAAATAGAATAACTTACGAAGAGGTTATCAATGATACAAGACCTATACAAACAAAAAAGGTCCTTGGAGTTGAAGTGGCAACAGGAGCATCTAGATAATAATAGATACACTCTTGAGATGGTTAGAATAGATGACAAAGTTAAAAGAGTCATTACTGACATCAAGCTGGAAGAAGCAGCTATTGCACACAGACAAAACACTGTTGAAGGTGTTGCTCCACAAGTTTCTGTAGCTACTTAGAACAAAAGCTACATCGCTGAAATCGCACTTTTACCTAAGGCTCTCTTGCACTCTACTAAAAACTGTTGTATAAATACCATACTATACATTTAATAAATGATGAATGCTGACGCGTATAGTCGACAACCCTAGGGACAGTATTCAGATATCTAGGAGGATATTAATATGGCAAATACTACATTTTCGGGACCGGTAAGATCGGGATCGATATCAAATACAACAGGAACTACAGTTGGTACAAATATGGCTAACGTAGGTTCTATGTTAGTAGCTCAAACAGAAGCAATAACTCAAGCTGCTACTACTAGTACAACAAACATTATAATCCCTGCAAACAGCCAATTGGTTTATGCAAAATTATTTGTAAGTGTTGTATGGAATGGTGCTGCAACTACAGCTGGTTTAGGTTATGTTGGAGATGCAACTGCATTTACAGCAGCTGGTGGAATAGCTGGTGGTACTTTAGGTATTATCGAAATTACTGCTGGAGCTAACAAAGCTAGAGTAGATGCGTGGGCAGACATTGGAACAACTGATAGAAGATTACTTCTTACATACCCTAACGTGGGAACAGGTGTTGGTTGGTTATCTGTTGGTTATATTCAAAACGCTAACGTAGGTTAATAATTAATTTAATGTGGGGCTTCGGCCCCACATATTAATTTAAGGAGAAAAAAATTATGAGTAATGTATCACAAGTAAGAGCACAGTTTATATCTGCAGGTACTGGTACAAGTGCAACTGCACTTGCAACTGAACAAGATCCAGCAGATGGCACAGCTTTAACTTTAACAGCAGCAGCTACAACTTTTGCAGGACCTGCAATTGGTGGGTGTACAGTTCAAAGAATTACTTTAACTTCAGGATCAGGTGATGATAACTCAGATGTTACATACACAGTTATTGGTACTGATGGAATGGGTAATAGCATAACAGAAGATATTACAGGACCAACAGGTGGAGCAACTGTTAATTCAGTTTTATTCTATCACACAATTGTTTCTATTACTGGAAACGGTGCAGCTTCAGTTGATATTTCAGCTGGTGTACTTATTACAGGAATTCATGCTCAAATATGGGGTGGAAGAACTAGACTAAGAGGAATGCACGGAGTTATTGCAACTGCTGATACTTTTTTATTTAAAAATACTTCAAGCACTGGTGATAATGTTATGATTTTAACAGCGGATGCAGGAGATTTAGATCCATATATTCCAGATGATGGAGTTCTATTTACAGACGGATGTTATCTTCCATTTGACAATACTGATATAACTGGTCTTACAGTCTATATAGACGGATAAGGATTTTAAATGGCTAATACAACTTCAGGTTCTTATACTTTTGATAAGAACTTAGGCATTGATGAAATAATTGAAGATGCTTACGAACGTATTGGCATTCAAGGCGTATCCGGTTATCAATTAAAAACTGC